CTGCAATAGGTGCAGTAGTTATCGAAATGATTGAGGGGTAATAACAATGACTGAATTAGCATTTGAAAACATTACTAAGAATAAGTGCATGACTTGCCAAGATAAATTGACGGCTTGGGAAATCAATTACTGCATTATGTGTGAGTCAGACCAAGAAATAGAAAACTATTTCGAAGATGAATTCTAAAATCTAGAATTTTATTACACTTCAAAACTAAATAAAATAGAATGGGCTCACTAATAAAAAGGTGAGCTTTTTCTAAATATACGCATCGTACACATTAACAAAATATTCAGATTTTCTTCAAAATGGGATCTAGCTGCAAATATAAAAATTTTCAGAATCTGGGGGTATTGAATATATATCTCATTATGTGAGACAATATGTTACAATTAGATAACGAATAATTTAATATTTCAATGTTTCTGGCAGCTCAATTTGACATGTATTAAAAATGCAATTACACTATGAGTGCAGCGAATCAAAATAAAACTAAAAGTTTTCAAAAAGTTGGGGGCAGGGGGATAGAATTATTGAAAAAACAAAGAGAGAAGCAAATGAATAATCAAGATTATATAAGATACATCTTCTGGATTGTATTAGCAGTAATTGTTATGTCAACTATCTCTGGTAGCTAAATTTTTATTTTTGAAAGGATAAAAATGTTTAATGCAAAGACAATAGATAACTTTATATCTATAGAAGAATCTAATAAAATTTTAGAATTTGTAAAAGGCATAGAACCATGGGAACAAGGTGGATCAGAGTTCTGGAGTAATAGAAGCCTAAATGCTCAACATCTTTATTCTCATGACAAAGAAATCGGGGAAATGTTATATGATATTCGTCAAAGAGTGGCAAATGCAATAAAAGAACATTATAACCTATCAGAGATATATCCAGATCTATTTCAAGTCATTCGTTGGTTTCCAGGTCAAGAACAAACTCCACATTGTGACGATATGACAGATGCTCATGAAGATAATAAAGAATCATTAGAATGGTTTAATCATAGAGAGTATGGAGCTATTATATATTTAAATGATGATTACTCTGGTGGACATACATATTATCCAAATCATAATTTTGACATTGCCCCTGCCGTTGGAAAACTTGCAATACACCCAGGAGACCCAGAGCACCTTCATGGCGTGTCTAAAATAGAAGATGGTGTTAGATATACCCTTGCATCGTTCTGGACTCAGGATGAGAAATACTTTGATGGATGGATACTTTAATTGAACTACATCAATGATCCTGGTTTTGAGGTTCCTAAGGATAAAATCCTAATTATTCCTTTTTCTGGTAGAGATGAACAATATGATAGATATCCAGAGATTGTAGAATCTTTAAAGGGTAATATTAAAAGAGATTGGCTTAATAACCATGCCTACTATTGCCTTCCCCTTAATATAGGAAATCAATACGGTTTTATTATCAAGGCAGCATATGATTTAGATGTAACTTGGGATGGATCAAAAGGAAATCCTAATGATATAGAAGTTAACATATATGAACCAGGAGATTCCCTTCATATGCAACACATAGGTCCAGGATTTGCTGAAGGTATCTTAACTGTTCAAAATAACTTTCAATTTAAAACCCCTCCAGGAATTAACTTAATGACCATTGCTGCCCCAAACTTCTTTATTCCAGGAATGCAAGCAATGACAGCAGTAATTGAGGCAGACCAGATAAGACGAGACTTTTCCTTTAACCTAAAGTTAACCGATCCAAAACGGGTAGTAGAAGTTAAAAAAGGTGATCCTCTAGCTGCCTTTATTCCTATCCCTAGATACTTTGTAGAAGAGTTTGAATTAGATACTGTTAATAAATACTTCCCAGAAGAACTAATTAAAAATGAACAAAATGATGCAAATGAACTAGGTCGTCAAAGACTCAATGAAGATAAAGAAAAAACACATTATTCAGGTAGAAAATATTTCAATGGAATTCATGCATTCGGACAAGAGTTCATAGATCATCAAAAAAGAGTATAGTTCTTCATATAAGGGAATTATCTGCATATCATAAATACCTTACATATATAACGAAGTTATAAGGTGATAAAGGGGTATACTATTTCGCCGCTTTTTTGCGAGTTTATTTTTGCGAAATTTTTTGCGAATTTTTGAATAATGGTATAATTAAGCATTATGGCAGTAACAATTGTTAGAACAACTAGTGCAACTCAGTTAAACTCTTTGCTTAGTCAGGCTTCTGCTTCAACCACATACTTAACACAGGCTTCTGCCTCAACTGTTTATTTAACAAAAACTTCTGCTTCAACTGCTTATCTTACACAAACATCTGCATCAGCTGCCTATGCTGCTAAATCTTTAGAGGCAACGGTTGCTGCATTGTCTACCACTCCAGTCGGAACTATTGTTATGTATGGTGGAACTACAGCACCTACTGGCTGGCTACTATGTAATGGTCAATCAACTTCTGGATATACTGCCCTTGCTGCTGTAGTTGGTGGAACAGTTCCTGACTTGCGTGGTCGTGCACCAATTGGTTATGGAACTAGTTCTGATACAACTAATGTTCCAACTCCTCGTACAACTATTGGTGCAACAACTGGTAAAGAAACTCATACACTTATTGAGTCAGAAATGCCACTTCATAATCACAGTGGTCAGATTGTATTTGGTTCTGGTTCTGGAGGCAGTGGTGTCCTAGTTCAGGGTATTGGTAATTCTCAACCTTCTACTGGATCAACTGGTGGAAATGGAGCACATAATAACATGCAACCATCTACAGTTGTTAATTTTATTATAAAGACTTAGTGATATAATTAGTTATTATGGCAACTAAAATTCAAGTAAGAAGAGATACTTCAGCAAACTGGACTTCTGCAAATCCTACCCTTTTTTCAGGTGAAATTGGATTTGAAACAAATACTGGAAAATTTAAAATTGGAAATGGATCTACTGTATGGTCTTCCCTAGATTATTTTTTAGATAGTTCAGATTTATCAGCATACCTAACCACATCTTCAGCTTCAACTACATACCAGGCAAAAGTTGCAAATGTGGATGATACTGAGATTGGATATTTAAATGGCGTTACAAGTTTAATTCAGACACAGCTGGATGCTAAGCTATCATCATCTTCTGCTTCAACTACCTACCTTACCCAAGCATCTGCTTCAACAACTTACTTAACTGCCACAACTCCACAAGTAGTTCTTTCAGCAATTACTTCAAACTATACTTTAGCCCTTTCAGATTCAAATGTCTTTATTCCATTAAACTCTTCTGCAGCTTTTACAATAACAGTTCCTGCAGACAATGCTGTTAATTTTCCAGTTGGAACTAGAATAGATATGGTTCAACTAGGAGCTGGACAGGTAACTGTTGGTGGACAAATTAATGGTGGTCAACAATCTCTTGTAAGATCTACTCCTGGAGCAAAGTTCCGTGCACAATATTCAGGTGCAACTCTAGTAAAAATTTCTACAAACCTATGGTCTCTTGTAGGAGACCTTGCAACTTAAGGATAAAATAAATGTTTACAATTATACAAAACGCTGAAGATTTCTCCAATAATTTGGAGGATGGAAAATTTGTTCTAGTTACTTCAGAAAATAAAATGAATGTAGTTCAAAATGGTACTCTTGTTGATTGTGAACAAGTTTATGGAGAATTTGAAGAAGTTGCTTACTCAATAATTAATGAAGATTTTTTTAGTCAAGAAGAAGCTATTGTTTTTGAAGAAGCCCCATTTTATCAAGAAGGAAAGTATGGGCAAGTATATTACATTAATTTTACAGCAAATAAACTTAAGTCTTTGGATGAAAATCCAGGAACTTTTACAATGATTAATTTATCAAATGAAACAGTAATGTTTACAAACTTTTCAGAATCAAATCTAGTAAACTTTAAACTATTTTTTATTATGGATGAGACAAAAGATGGTGTTTTTAATAAAGATACCAATCAATGGGAAATCCCACAAAGTCAATCAGAAGATAACTTTTTCACAATAGCATATAATGTAAAAATTGAAAATACATTAATTGAAGGACCAATTAAAATTAGCATACATAGGCTTGGTAATATTTAAATGTTAAGCAACTATGGAATAACTGCCTCTGGTGTTGGTGGTGTTGATGCAACTGGTGGAACTATTAGTATTTCTGCTGGGTATAAATATCATACTTTTACTTCTAATGGCACATTTTCAGTTCTTTCTGGTCCAGCTATTGTTGATATTATTGTAGTTGGCGGTGGCGGTGGTGGAGCAGGTGGCTCTAAAGCTAGAGCATATAATACTTGCTATCAAACTTGTTATCAAACCTGTTACAATACTTGCTACAGCACTTGTAATGATACTCCCTATTATGATGGAGAAAGTGGATGTTGCCATAATGCTAGTTACAGTTTAACTAACTGCTGTACTAGTGTTCCTGGAGATTGCAGTTGTGCAAATTATAATTGTAATGGATATGCTTGTAATCCTTATCAATGTAATCCATATAACTGTAACCCATATAACTGTAACCCATATGACTCTGGTACACGATCTGGTGGTGGTGGAGCTGGTGGAATAATTAATGTTCAGTCTGGAATAACTTTGACTACTGGTAGTAATACTGCAGCAAACATCGGAGCTGCAGGAACAGCAGGAACTGGTAATACTGGTGATACGGCAGGTACTGCTGGTGGTAATGGTTGTCAGTCTGTATTTGGTGCATACACAGCAAATGGCGGTAACGGTGGTTTAGCAACTGTACCATTTTCTGCTTCTGGTGCTGGAGGGTCAAACTCATCATTTACTGGTGCTGCTGCTCCATCTGCTGCTGTAGGAGGCGGTGGCGGTGGCTCTACTGCTAACGCTTCTGGAGCAACTGGTGGTGCTGGATATGTAAGCTGGCTTTCGACTTATGGCATAGGTGGTAATGGTGGAACTGATGGATCTGGTGCAGGAACTGCAGGAGCTGATAACACTGGAAATGGTGGCAAGGGTGGAAACAATGGTGCAAATGGCGGTATTGGTGGAACTGGTATAATTGTAGTCCGATATGCTATTTAAGGAATAAAATGAGTGAAAACTATAATGCAAGACCATGGCATTTATTAAATCAAGACAAATATCCAAGAGCTGATGAAGCGGTAGAAGAAAAAAGATTTTCTATTTGTGAAGGATGCCCATCTCTAATTGCTGGAGTATGTAAAGAATGTGGATGTTTTATGAAACAAAAGGTAAAGTTAGAATTTGCTTCATGCCCACTTGGTAAATGGTAATATTTATCTAGTGATATAATTAGATTACTATGTCTAGTATATTTCCAGGATCCGCTTCAGTAGGACAAATTTTTGAAGGATATCTCTTTAATGGTACTGCTTGGGATTTAATAGGAAATGAATTTAATCCTACCTCTTTTTCACCCAATGAACCTATTAATCCAAAAGCAGGAGATTTATGGGTAGATTCAGATAGTGATGTTCCATCTATATCTAATGAAACTATTTTAACTATAAATTCTGCAAGTGCTACATATCTTACTAAAACTTCCGCCTCAACAACTTATGCAACCAAAGCAGAGTTGTCAAATATTGATGCACTACCATCTCAGTCTGGGAATACTGGAAAGTATTTAACTACAAATGGCTCAGCAGCATCATGGTCAACTATAGACTTAACAAGTGCTATAAATACTGCTTCTGCAGCAGCAGTAACATATCTTGTAGATTCAGCCCCTGCAACTCTTGACACTCTTAACGAATTAGCAGCAGCACTTGGAGATGACGCAAATTTTGCATCCACAGTTACAACCTCACTTGGAAATAAATTAGATATATCATCTGCATCAACAACTTATTTATCAAAAAATGAAGCATCTTCTACATATTTAACATCTGCAAGTATGCAAACAGTTCCAGTATATGTAATGAATTCTGGATCAAGTGCACAAAGACCAGTTTCTCCAACAGCTGGAATGTTTAGATTTAATACAACATCAGGATATCCCGAATGGTATGATCCAAATACATCATCATGGCTTAACTTTTATCAAGGAAGAAGTACTACAATTGAATATTTAGTTATTGCTGGTGGCGGTGGTGGTGCTGGTGCTGGTTATCGAAATACCCGTGGAGGTGGAGGCGGTGCTGGTGGTTATTTAACTGGTACAGGCACACTTGCAATTAATACTTCATACCTTGTAACTGTTGGTGCAGGTGGGGCAGCTGGTAATGCTGGTCTATCATCAAATGCATCATCAGGTTTAAATTCTGTATTTTCAACACTAACTGCAGTTGGAGGCGGTGCTGGTGGTGCTTATGACTCTTTTGCATCTGAACCTGGTGGCTCTGGTGGTGGCGGCGGAACAGGACAAACTGCAGGTTCTTTAGGTACTTCTGGACAAGGATTTGCTGGAGGTAACGGAAACTCTTACGCAGATAATGGTCTTACTGGCGGTGGCGGTGGCGGTGGTTCTAGCAGTCCTGGTGAAAATGGAAATGTTGATGGTAGTGGTTTTGGTGGTGACGGTGGTTCTGGTACTGTATCAACAATTACTGGCTTCTCTGTAACTCGTGCTGGAGGTGGAGGCGGAGGCGGAGGCTCTGGCACAGGAGGTGCTGGCTCAGGCGGAGGCGGCAATGGTGCAGGTAGTGGTGTAGGTGGTGTTGGTGGAGACGCAACTGCTAATACAGGCAGTGGTGGCGGTGGTGGTAACTCTATTGGTGAGCCTAACCTTGCTTTTGCAGGTGGAACAGGTGGCTCAGGAGTAGTTATTTTATCTTACCCATCATATTATACAATTAATATTGGAGCAGGATTAGCTGGTACTACAACACCAGTTGGTGAAAACAAAGTAACAACGTTTACATCAGGAACAGGGACGGTGACTTTTAACTAATGGCTAAAAAAGCATATGTAAGAAATAGTGAAAATACTGAATGGATTGAAATAGCCTCTGCTATTGCTGATTTATCTACATATTTAACTAGTAGTTCTG